TACGCTTCATCACGTTCACTGTAACGAAACGACCACAAAAGCGCGTCGGTTAGTTTTTTACCGTTTCCGCATCAATATCCGCGCGAAAGTTCGCCAATTCATCCACATACTTTGCAAAATCCATGAAATAGTTTGATATTTCATCGATGCGCACGTCAGCCAACGCCATGAAGTTCTGCTTGTTGCAGTTCATCGCCTTTCCGTCATCCTGAATGTTAGTCCACCATTCGACAACACACGCATCATAAATGGCTTCAAACATCTTTTGACCGACTTCACGATCAATGTCAGCGTTTTGTTTCGCATAAACTTCCATGTCATCAATGGATTTCGCCATGCTTAACACTTTGGTTTGTCGCCAAACCTGAATATCATCACGCAGCTTGATCAGCTTCGGGTTCGCCCATCCACCCGCACGGCACTTGATGCCGATAAATGCTTGGCCTTCATTCGCCAAAAATGAAAGGTCATCTGACAAAGTGCGTTCGAACACCATGTCTGACATTTGTGGTTTTGCTAGTTTTACCATCGGTTTTCCTTCGTCGGTTGAAGGGGGGAACAAAACCGACCATCGTTCCCCCCAAAGTGCGCACTATTCGGTTTTCGTGCTTTTGGCTGCGGTCGGTTTTGCCATATCGGGCTTGTTTTCAAGCCCACATTCTTTGACGACTTTGGCGGGTATTTTATCCCCCGCCCGAAATGTCAGTTCTTTGTCGTCAACGTAAACGGTGAATTTTCGCAATGCTATCATGAAACTGCCCGTGTCAGCTTTACTGACGCATCTTCGGTCGCTTCGTCGTACATCGCGCGAATAGTGATGTCTTGCATCGCGTTCGTTGCGCTGAAGTCTAGGTTCGCCGTCACAAACTTACACTTGGGGAAAACAAGCGTATATTTTGACCCTGATACTGACCCCAATGGGAACGTAACGCTGAACTGCGAATGATCTGTGTCACGCGCTGCGTTGTATAACGACGCAAAGTTGCTGTCGACATAAACGCGGGCAGTGATTTCAGGCAACAATGCGCCCTTCGTAATGCCGTCTTTCGTAAATGCGTTTGACAGTTTGTTTTGCGCTTCACGACCCTCATAATTGAAGTTGATGGTCGCGCTTTCAAATGCGTCCAATGTGTAGCCGTTGAAAGCGATCGTACCAACGTCGACCCCGCATGTCAGCGGTGTGCGTTCCGTTTGATCAGTATAGGTTGCTCCCGCCAGTGCGCTTGTTGTGGTGTCTGATGACCCCATGCCGACCAGATCAAATGCAAACGTCGCGTCTGCGTTCGATGTCAGTGTGATTGAACCGCCTGTCGCTTCAACGCCCTGATAACGCATCATTGTGTTTGTGCCGCCTGCGCCCGCTGCAATAGCGTTTTCAATTGTGAATGACTGCGTGTCTTTGCCGCTTTTCAATACGTCTGACGACCATGTGCCTTGCAATAGGCTTTCGAAGAAGTCGTCATATGCGCCGTAAATCATCGGCCCTGACATGTTGCCTGTGACATCGATGCCCGCGATTGCAGTTTCGACCGCTTCGCCCTTGGATGCAAGTGAACGGTGTTCGACAATATTCGGAACCGCCGTCATGTTGATCGGCACGTCACTGTTTGTGAAAGATGGTGTTGACGGGGTTGTTCCCGCTGTTGTTTCAGCCACGAACGCTGATCGAAGCTGATTTGATGCAATGCCAGTCATGTTGTGGCCTCCTATTTATATTCATAACGCACGAACGGTGCGATGAACGTTGCAATGTGAAAAGGTATATCAGAAACTTCGCCCGAAATATACGGGTGCTGTTGTTCAGGGCTAAATCTGATAAATTCGTTTGTAGTTGCTGCGACACCCGCATTCGTCAATCGCTTGTCGAAGAATAACCCTTCAAGCGTTTCGGCATAACCCCGCCAAGTTTCGGTGCCCTTGCCGTTTTCTGTATAAATCTGAATTGCAACCTGACCGACATATTCGATGCGATTTGTTGCGGCACCAATCGACCCCTGAAGAACCTGACCGTTTTGAATAGAAAGTCGGATGCTATTGAACGACGGTTCGAAATCATATCCATCAAAACCAATCGGGGTTGTGCTGCCCCATTCGGTTTGCAGATACGTTTCGATTGCTTTGCGTTCCAGTGCGTATGTCATAGCAATATATTCTTGAACCTTTGCGATGCTTCATTGACCGTCAGGCTAACCATACCATTTGGGGCTTGTTTCGACCACCCGTTTTCAAGTCGGTTCGCATAAGGCAGATTGTTTTGAATGATGATGCGCGTGTCATTCTTCAGATCGAATGATTGAATTGTTGTTGACCCGCGATTGATCGCGCCGCCGCCATTTTTGTCTGTGATGTTCAGCTTGTTCGTGTTGTCGACGTTCTTGGATACAATCCAATTGCCACGAAAACGGCCCGTGTCGACAGGGCTTTTCTTTACGATACCGCGCAAGCAATACATCGCAATCAAAGCAATCGCATCGCTGACCTTTTCGTCAGTGTCCAACTTTGCCTTGTCTAGTTCCAGTGCGAATTGTTTGGCTGTCATCGTTCAAGAACCACCCCATATTGAAGTGAATTTGAACCCACGATCTTTTGCGCGGCCTTGATGTCGTAATCAACACTGGAAACTGTCAGTTTATAGCCTTCCTTGATGATTTCGCTGAAGCCTTCGAACAAAACCAACTGACGCTTTGAACCAATCACTGCGTCGGGGAAAATATCCCTTGCAGGCGTGTCGGTGTCAAACAACGCCCGACCTGTCAGTGTTGTCGTAGTTACAGTGAACGTGCCCGTTGCGGGATCATATGCGCCTTGCGTGTCATAAGTGATCGTCGCGTCGAAAATGACGTCGGTGATTGCTAAATCAACCGCATCAAACGCTGCATCTGCAATGGCTGTTACTGTCGTTGTCATCCGCGATAAACCTTAAACTGTGCCCCACCGAAACTTGTGTAAGGGCTGATCAAGCCTTCGATTGCAACGAAACGGGGTGTTTCACGAAAGTTTGTATATTCGACTTCGGTTTCAACTGGCCCTGCTTTGCTCTTTTCGCGCACCTTTGCCCCACCTTCGACCGTCGCAAAAGGCTTGGCCCCTTCATGGATCAAATAGGCCATTTCAGCTTGCGCGTCTTTGATGTCTTGCGGGATGGTGTCAGGGTCGATGGGCCAATCTTTAATAAGCATAACGCCCGTCAATCGAGGCCATTTCATCGCCTGATAGCGATATTGCTGTTCGCCAACAAATTCATAATTGCGATTGATGAAATCAGCCGCTTGGATCAAGTTCGCTTCATGGTCGTCATCGTGACCGTGCTGCGTTAAATTTACATTGCGGGCTGACCAATAGTCTTGCCATTCAGACAAGGTGATGTAGCTGTTTGTCGATGTGCCGCCGATTGTTGTGTCTAATGCCATTCAATCACCATTTAACCTTTGCCGCCCAATATGCCGCTGACATCTTGCCTTTGGCTATGTTCTTTCTGTGACGCGCCAAGAATGACTTGCGCCGTGCTTTCTGTGCTGCCGTCTTTGGGTTCTTACCCGCCCCTTTGACGCCTTGCTGACCAAACCGAATTGTTTTGACCTTATCACCCACCTTTGCCACAACGACGTGGCTTTTCTTTGGGTGGCTTGGTGTGCGCTTTGGCTTATTGAAGCCCGTTACGCCCGCCCGTTTCAGTCTTGGATCACGCTTTTTCATCTTAACCGCCTGATCGCCCGCAATTCGGCTTTCGTATATTTCGCATTTTGACGACCTGATTTCGTCGCCTTGTTCTTTGCCCGTGACCCTGCCGCCTTTTGTGCGGGTGTTAGGCTATCACGAACCGACTTCGGCAAATATCGGCTTTTTCCCTTTTTGCCGACATAGCCCCACTTTTGCTTTGTCCACTTCTTCAGCGACCTTTGGGATTTCTTCATTGGCATTTTACCGATAACCCCCGCCCGCTGCTTTGTATTTACGCGCTAACATCTGCGCTTTTCTTGCTGACCACTGACCCGCACGACCGCCCTTCGAACCCCGCTTGATTGCATAAAACAAACGCTTCCGCATCTTAGGCTTTGTATAATTGCCCGCTGCGTTGACCGTCGATTTGCGTTTCTTGCGTGGCATTACTTCTTCTTTTTCTTGGCTTTTTTGGCCTTCTTCTTAACGACCAAACCTTTTTTCTTCAGATAAGCGCGTGGCATGTGTGACCCTCCAAAGTGTGAAAGGGGGCCGAAGCCCCCGATCTATTAGCCCATGACGATTGCGATGCCGTCAGAGTTCCATGCTTTGTAACCCCAAACTGCGCCGACTTGGATCATCGCCTTGTTGAAGCCTTTATACACTGCAACTTCGAACACCATGCCTGATGTTGGGTCTTGTACGATCAAGACGTCATCAGCCGCGTCACCGCCAACTGGTTTTGCGGGTGCCCGCATTACCAATTCAAGTGCCGCTTGGTGCATCATTACGTTTGCTGTGTAGTTGTTGCCAACTGTGATTGCGTTGTTGTCTGCGATTGCGACGCGAACACCTGTGTCACCGATTGCCAATGTTCCGCTATCCAATGCAGTGTTTACAACATATTTATTGTCACTGTCTGCCGCGAATGTGATTACGTCACCCGCTAGGATTGTGCCAGAACCACCGTCAGCCGCGATTGATGTTGCACCAACTGACAATGCGCCGTTGACCAACTTCGATGCGCCTGTGCCTTTTGTGTGATCTTGTACTTGCGCACTTTCTTTGATCATCACGCCTTGCAAGTCTAGCAATGTGCCACGACGTAGCAATTCTTCGTTGCCCGCTGTGTTTGCTTGCTGCAATGTCGCCAAGTTGCGAAGGTTTGTTGACGCCGCTGTGTTCATCACAAGCGATGTGCGACCGTCGTTCATTGGCATACCGTTGTCTGCAAGAACCTGACGGCCTTCAGCAACTAG